CCCTTCAGATGATATTAAAAAATTTACTGCATTACCTGGTAACTTTAACTTATCACCTAACTTTACGGTAGAACTGCTTTCTTCTAAAGCCGCTTTAACAAAGAGCTTTATTGAAGAAGACCCTGAAGGGTTAAAATACGGTGAAATTGTTTATAACTTAACAGCAGTCGCTTTGAATATTTTAGAGCCCGCTTATAATGTATATCCAAAACTGTTTGTTGCTTCCGGTTATAGATCTAAAAACTTGAGCTCGCAAAGTTCAATGCACCCACAGGGTAAATGTGTAGATGTACAATTCCAGGGTGCTACAAAAGAGGATTATTACGAATACGCAAAACAATTAGTTAAGGTATTAAATTACGATCAATTTATTCTTCACTACTGTAATTATACAAACAACCCATGGATTCATATTTCTTTTCAAGGGTCTAATAACCGTAAACAAGTTATGACTTTTTGGAATAACAAAAAGCATTCCGATGGTCTATCTAAGTTAGTATAATGGCAATTTCCGGTGTAACTATTTCTGGAGGATTTCTTGACCCGGAAGCGTCGGGTCTAGAGCCACCTGGAACTATTTTAAACGCAGTTAATGAGTACAGCGACTTTGTTGATAAAATAACCGTAACACTTGTCAATGAAGTTCCTATGTTGCCGGCTTATACAAGCCTTAATAACTTGACTACAACAGTTTCAATAGTTGGAACTCCTATTACATTTAATGAATTAACCGCAAATGGTAATGTTGCCTTAAATGTATCGTATAATTCTCCTAACACCAATTCCGTAAGCGGATTGTTTATAGTAACTAGTATTGAAAGCGGGAACACGCTAGGTAATATTTACATTACAGGTAATATTCAAAACGCTTTTCCTGACAAATACTGGGAGTATACTGATTTTGCAACAAAAGAAAGTGTTGTTGTTGATTCCACATTTGATATACCAGATGGAGATATTGGTTTACATACTCATAAGCCTTCTTTTATGAGATATGTAAACATAGAATTTAACGTAGTAGCAGATTTTGACACTAGTACGGAAAGCAAAACTATCTTTAAAAAGGTAGTAAATGATTGGGAGATAAATAGAATAGCGCTTATTTCTCAAGTAACCCGAGAAGAAAACTACCGATCAAACAATTATCCTAAGGTAAATTAATGGCTGCTGCATCTAGAAAAGGTGATCTAAGTTCAGGTCACGGGTGTTTTCCTCCAACTGCGTGTGTAGATGCGTCTGCCTCAAAAACCTTTATTAATGGTATTTTAGCACAAAAACAAGGGTCTAAGTTTAACTCCCATAGATGCGGTATAACCGTGCATCCAACATCTGCCAGATCAACAGCATCAGGCTCGGGCAAGGTGTTTATTGAGGGATCACCAGCTATAAGAATAGGAGATTCTATAGCATGCGGAGATACTGTTGGTCAAGGTTCACCTAACGTCCAAATTGGTGGATAAATAATTAAATGGCAACAATTAATAGAAAAACTCGACAGTATTCAGATATAAACTTGCTGTTTACCGCACATCCAGCTACTGCCGATATTACCAAAAAAACAGATGAAGAAGCTGTTAAGGCTTCTATTCGTAATTTAATTCAGACTAAAAATTACGAAAGACCCTTTCACCCAGAGATAGGATGTCAAATTTATTCTCTTCTGTTTGAAAACTATACCCCTATAGTTAAACAAGTAATGAAGAAGACTATTTTTGATGTGATAGATAAGTTTGAACCTAGGGCTCAAATAATAGATGTTATTATTAGAGACAAGCCCGATGAAAATTCTATTGATGTAGAGGTTGTTTTTAAACTTCTTAATTCAGAGAGACCAATAACCCTTAGAACAGCAATTTCAAGAGTAAGATAATAAATGGCCAACCTTAGAATAGCTGAGTTAGATTTTGATACAATTAAAACTAACTTAAAAACATACCTACAATCTCAAAACGAATTTTCAGATTATGATTTTGAAGGAGCAGGTCTATCTGTTCTAATAGATATTCTTGCATATAATACCCATTATAATGCATACTTAGCTAATATGCTAGCTAATGAAATGTTTTTAGATTCCTCTGTTAAAAGGTCATCTGCTGTATCTATTGCCAAACATCTAGGGTATACACCTAAATCTGTTACTGGATCAAAAGCTTTTTTAGATATTACGGTTAATAATCCTGTAGGTAGCCCTGCAACCCTTACCCTGGATAGATACGCTTCGTTTTCTACTACAGTAAACGGTACAGCTTATACTTTTTTAACCACCGAGCCCTTTACAATTCAACCATCAGGGGGTATCTATTCGTTTGAAAACATACCTGTAAAAGAGGGTAGGCTACTAGAATACAGCCACACGGTTGTATCTCCAGGCCCGGATGAAAAATACGAAATACCAAACTCTACAGTGGATACGTCCACTATGCTAGTTACAGTACAAAATTCATCTACTGATACTACAACAACTACATACACCTTATCTACTGATATTACTACAGTAACAGGTACATCTACGGTTTATTTTTTAGAAGAAAATACCTTAGGTAACTATCAAATTTATTTTGGCGATGGGGTCTTAGGCAAAAAATTAGTAGCTGGCAATATTATACGTATTCAATATTTGGCTTGTACAGGCTCGGTCGCTAACGTATCAGGTAATATATCTCAGACCTTTACTGCGGGTAATGCTATTGGCGGTTCTAATAATATTACAGTAATAACTGCTTCTAATTCTACCGGTGGCGCAGAAAGAGAATCCATTTCTTCTATAAAGTTTAATGCTCCTAGGGCTAACCTAGCGAGAAATAGAGCAGTTACAAAAGCAGATTATTCTTCCATTATTAAAGCGCAATACTCTCAAGTTGAGTCTATTTCTGTCTGGGGCGGTGAAGAAAATGAGCCTCCTGTTTATGGTAAAGTTCTTATTTCTTTAAAACCTTTCTCAGGTTTCGTTATAGATGACATTACTAAAACCGAAATAAAAAATACTATTTTAAAAGATAGAAATGTACTTACTGTAACACCTGAGTTTGTAGACCCGGATTACATTTATGTTAATCTTACCGTTAATGCAAACTACAATAAAAACTTAACTACCTTAAACGCATCTCAAATAAGCAATTTATTAAGAAACGAGATCGTTAGTTATTTTAATACTAACTTACAACAATTTGAAAAGCCGTTTTATTATTCTCAGCTTTTGGAAGCTTTAAACAACGTAGATAATTCTGTCTTGTCTGTTCTAGTAGATGTAAAAATACAAAAAAGGCTAGTTCCTATTCTTAATATACAAAATGCTTACATTAACGAAAACGTTCTTAGATTTAATAACAAATTAAACCCAGGTAATGTAGAATCCACTCGATTTTTTATTGTAAGGGACGGTACTACCATAACTGTAAGAATGTATGATGTTCCAGATGTGATGCCCCCTGATGTAAATGGGACAGGTACCCTTAGACTTTATAACGTTAATGATGGCACAGATTTAGGTTCTATAGGCACGGTAAATTATTCTACGGGTATTATTTCTATTTCTGGAATCACACCTGTAGGTTATCCTTCCAATCAGTTTGAAATTATTATTACTGCTGATGCTCAGGAGGACAGCTATAATATTACATCTTCTAGAAATCAAATTATAGTGGTGGACGATAGCACAGAAAATACATCCTCAAATAGATTACAAGGTATAACAGTTAACGTTACTGCAGTATAATGACTACCACCAGAATAAAAGAAAAACTATCCACTTTAGTTTTATCCCAGCTCCCTGAATTTATTCAGAGTGACCACTCTACTTTTGTTGCGTTTTTAGAAGCTTATTATGAGTTTCTTGAACAAGATCAAAACGCACAAGAGCTAATTCAAAATGCTCGATCTTATAACGATATTGACACAACTATTAACAGTTTTGTTGAATACTTTTTAAAGCAATTCTCAAATGATATACCTAGATCAGTTTTAGCTGATAAAAGAGCTTTAGTAAAACGTATAAAAGATTTATACGAAAATAAAGGCAATGAAAAGTCCTATCGACTTTTATTTAGAATTTTATACAATAAACCTATAGAGGTTTTTTATCCATCAACCCAGATTTTAAAAGCTTCTGACGGTAAATGGGTTCAAGAGACGTCTATTTTTGTAAGAACAGTTGTTGGTAACTCTGAATTAATTATAGGTAAAAATGTAGATGTAATCTCAACATCTTCAAAATATCCTATTTTTATACAAAAGAAAAAAATTGCCTATTCTTCACAAGGAGCAAGCGCTAATACTTTTGAGTATGTTTTTAATAACAATAAAAATATACCCATTACAGTTGGTGATGTTATTGAGTATCCAGGATTTAAAGGTATCGTTGTTGGTATTCCTGTATCAGCTACTATTACCCAACGTGGTTCTGGTTTTAAAGTGGGTGATATTCTTCCTTTAACAGCAGGTTTAGGTAACGGGGCTAAACTTAAGGTAACCCGAGTTGATAATAACGGGGGGGTTGTTAATGTACAGCTTTTAAGTTTTGGGTTAGGCTATACAGGTGATTTTTATAATTTCTTTTCTTCTCAAATAGGTGCAGTATCTTCAGGGTCCTTCACATTTTCCGGGGGTGCAGCTACTGTAAGAGAATCTCTTTCAGGATTTGTTGAGCGCGGAACTATTACCACACCAACCTATGCTGTTACGGGTTATTTTGCAGAAGACTATGAAGGCTCAACTATAAGCGAGTTTTTTAACTCTACCTCACCATCATCATTATCTGGCCGCCCATCTACCACGATTACTTCTTCTTCAGGTCTACCTTCCGATTGTGCGATATTTGTAAGAATAGGGTCAAAGGCTTTTTATCCCGGATATTATCAAAATAATGATGGTTTCTTAAGCGATGACATTTTTTTAGAAGATGAAACGTATTATCAACCGTTTACATATGTAATTAAAGTTGAAGAGACGATAGAAAATTATCGTAAAGCAGTTTTAGACATATTACATCCAGCTGGAACTAAATTATTAGGAGAACTAACTTTAGGTGCTGACATTGATGTAAGTTTCAGTATTACTGCGGCATTACGTTACCTAGTCAGCCACTTCCAAAGCGTGGCAGGGACTAATGATGATGGTAATGCAAAAGACATATTTAAAAATCTTACTCATAGCGCTGGTACGGATGAATTTATTGCAAAAGATATTGTTAAGCCAAGAGAAGATTCTGTTGAGGAAATACTTGACAGCACGGCTTATTTACTTGCGAAACCTCTTGCTCATGACACAGGTAGTAGTGACAGCGATAATAAAGACATTACAAAAGTAATTGGGTTAGGAGAAAGCTTTCCTTATGTAGATGCAACTTATTTTGCAGAGGACTATGTAGAGATATCCGGTACCAACCTTATTGTACTAGATGATTCTAACTTCCTGGCTGTACTAGGTAGACTTTTAGGTAATACGGCTTCAGTAGCAGATGTTGTACAAATAGACTATCAAAGTAATATAACCGATGCCACTATATCAACATCAGATAGTGCAACGTCAATTACTACCAAAAATTTAAGTCATTCGTCAACCCCTAGTGATTCAGACTACACTGTCTCTGGTTCACTTAATTATTTTATAAATTTTGCAACTGCATCTGATGCAGCAGTCATATCTTATCTGGATAAATATTCAGAAATAGAGCAAGTAACCGATAGTGGCTCGATATTTTTAAGTGACTATGCGGATTATACGTATTTTGCCGAGGATTACGTCGGCACTACACTTCATACCTTTTAATAGGAGAATCAAATGAGTTTCATTAATAATGATCATTTCGAAAATATTAAATTTTCTGGTGATCTAATCATTGTAAAAACAACTGAAGACGGGTCTCAAGAAGTCTTTGAAAGAAAAAATCTGGTTGTATCGGTGGGTAAAACCAATATCGCCGCTCGTATGGCAGGTAACACTGTAGCAGTTATGAGTCATATGGCTGTAGGAACTGGTAACACTGCTGCTGTTGTAGGTGATACAACCTTAGGTTCAGAACTGGCTCGCGTGGCACTAACAGTACAGGGTGGTACCCCATCATCTAACACAGTAACCTATTCTGCTTCTTTCCCTGCAGGTACCGGTACCGGTGCTCTTGAAGAGGCAGGAGTCTTTAACAACTCCTCAACAGGTACTATGCTATGTAGAACGGTGTTCCCGGTAATTAACAAGCAAGCTGCTGATAGCATTACAATCACCTGGGTAATTTCGATAACTTAACATGTCTTCATCTACATTGGTAAAACCGCTACTTCATAACAGTATAGCGGATGCGGTTTATAGTGAGATAAGTTCAAGAACCGGGAGATATTATTACTTCCTCGGTTCTGCTATCGACTGGCAAGACCCTTTAAATCCTCCTACCCCAGTAGATTCGTATAAGTACGAGCTTGACACTCGTGCTAACATTATTATTATAAAAGAAATCCAATCAAATGATGTTGCATATATTGTAGATAAAATTAACTGGGTTTCAGGTACAGTATACGACATGTACGATGATAGTTATTCTACCCAACTTTCAGGTATAGACTTAGAGGCAGGTGGAGTTAACTACAGTGCTAATACTTTGGTAACTATTACTGGGGGCGGAGGTACCGGGGCTACAGCTAACGCAACAGTTGTAGACGGAGAGATAGTATACATTAATTTAGAAACACCCGGTCAGGGATATACTAATAAACCTAATGTTGTTATACTAGACTCATTTGGTACTGGTGCAATTGCTAACGCGGTTTTAAGTTATGCCTATTCAGGCGCAGCTAATCTACAAACCTCCAATTTTTACGTTATTACAGATGATTTTAATATCTATAAATGTCTGGATAACAACAACGATGTACCATCAACGGTAAAACCTGTTGAAACAGGGCCTGTAAGCTTTACAACCTCAGATGGCTATAAGTGGAAATTTATAGGTAATGTACCTATATCATTAAGAAATAAATTCTTAACAAGTACCCAGGTACCCGTAACTACATCTTTAAGTTCAAGTTTTTACTCTCGTGGGGAGATAAAAGACATTATTATTACTGATACAGGTAATAATTATAACTATGCGCGTTTAGTTGTTCAGGGGGATGGTTATCTAGAAAATGAACCTTATCTACTAATACAACCTAATGTAATAAACGGGGGGTTACTTTATACTGCTGCTAATGTTACAATAGATCCACCGTTTGATGGAGCAATCACCTGGACATCTTTAACTGCATTTAATGATGGTGATTTGGTTCAGCACGAAAATAACATTTATGAAGTAGTTATAGGGGGCACAACAGCAGCTTACCCACCAGTACATACTAACGGAATTTATTCAAATGGTACTGTAGGCTTAAAATACAAAGGAACCCAGTTAACTGCAAATGCTAATATAGCCGGTGGTTCTATTGTAGGGTTAGAGGATTATAATGCTCTAGTTAGAGAAATAGTTATAACTAATAATGGATCTGGGTATTTAACTGCCCCCTCGGTAAATATTACTGGCGGTGGAGGTTCCAATGCTTCTGCTTATTGCACATTAACTGGCAACACTATTAATAGAATATACTTTATAGATTATGGTAAAAACTATTCATCCCCACCGACAATTATATTTGGAGAAGAATGGCAGGCAAATACCGCATATTCGTTAAATGATCAGATTTTTTATAATACGAGATTGTATACAGTAAGTTCCGCAGGCACTACCAATACTACAGCTCCAACATTTGTAACAGGTACTCAAACCTTAGGTACTGCAAACCTTACATATGCTGGGGTTAAAGCAACCGGTTATGCGGTTTTAAAATACGGGTCTGGATATTCAAAAACTCCTAATATTATAATAGACGGGGACGGTTCATTTGCAAATTTAGTTTTTGAAATAGAAAAAACCGAAGCTATAATGTACCCGTATATAGAAGATGGAAAAATTACTAATGTAATTATAGAAGACGGGGGCATAGGTTATACCTACGCAACGATAACCGCTGTAGGCGACGGTTCAAATGCAGAATTTTTGGTCAATTTTTCCAAAGGTGATCTTGACACTTTACAGTCTACAAGTGAATTACTAGCAATACCCGGTGCAATTCACTCTATAAAAGTTGTTTCAGGTGGTTATGGCTACACGGGGGCAACTGCTACTATTTTCGGTGACGGAACCGGGGCAACTGCTAATGTAAATATTTTAAACGGTAGAATAACAAAAATAAACGTAGTTAGTGAAGGTAGCGGATATACTAAAGCCAATGTAGTTATAACCGGTACAGGCGTTGGTGCGGCGGCAAGAGCTATAATTTCACCCGTCGGGGGACATGGTAAAGATACCGTTTTAGAGCTTTTTGCTAAAAAATTAGCATTTTATTCTACCATTAATAGAGAAAAGAATCAAGGGTTTGATGTAACTAATGACTATAGACAATTTGGAATTATTAAAAATATTCGAAATTATTTAAACAACAAATATTATTCTGATCTTACAGGGTCAGCTTGCTGGCTAGTAAGCGGAAATATAAACACGTCCTTATTTGCTGAAGATACGATAGTTACTTCTGAGGGTAAGAGATACGTTATAATTGCTTCGGACACTAACGGTATGCTAATCAGCTCTTTAGACGGAGATACTAACCCACCAAGTACAGGGGTATACACCGAGCCGACCGGTAACTCTTTTACCGCCTCGGGAATTACTGAGCCTGACGTGGATAAATATTCTGGTGAACTTTTATTTATTGAAAACCGTTTAGCATTTACAACAACTGAAGATCAAGCAGTATCTATTAAGACAGTATTTAATTACTAAGGTAAAACATGGCAATTGATTTTAATACAGCACCGTATTATGACGATTTTGAAAAATCTAGTAATTACTACCGTATTTTATTTAAACCCGGGAGAGCTGTTCAAGCAAGAGAATTAACCCAGCTGCAATCTATTTTGCAAAATCAAATAGAACAGATGGGTAAGAACGTGTTTAAAGACGGGTCCATTATTATTGGTGGTAAGTCTTTTCTAAGCTCCGGTAGCTACATTAAAGTTCAAGAAACATCTGACATTTCAGGTTTTGAGGGTAAAACCGTTATTGGTGCAACTTCGGGTGCAAGAGCCATAGTCAGAAAAATTACACCTGTACAAACCATTAGTAGTACAACATATGATGCTGCTCTTCATTTAGTATATATTTCTGGCGAATTTGTAGAGGGCGAAACTATTACTATAGATGGCACATCTACTTCTGTAACCGCAAGCAATCTATTAGCATCATATACTGGTCAAACTTTATTTTACAGTATTGATGAAAGTGTTTTCTTTACCAAAGGGCATTTTGTTTATTGTCCTGCCCAAACAGTAGTAGTTTCCCCAACCTTTGTTTTTCAACCATCAGCAAGAGTAGGGTTAAGAATAACCGAAGGAATAAAAACCTCAGAGGATGATTCGTCTTTATTAGACCCGGCTGTCGGAACTAACAATTATTTTGCGCCTGGTGCCGATCGTTATTTTATTGATCTAACGTTAGATACTATTGAGTATGACCCTACAGTAGAGGATTCAGATACTACAATAATAGAAGAGTTTATAGAGATATGTAACGTTAGACGAGGTGAGATTGCATCTATTAACTCTATTACTCAATTTAATGAAATTGAAAATGCTCTTGCTCGTAGAACTTATGATGAGTCAGGGGATTATACCGTAAAGCCTTTTATTGCAAAAGCTAAAGATCATTTATTTAGTAATACCGAATTACTTTCTATAGAAGTTTCACCTGGTAAAGCGTATGTAAGAGGTTTTGAATTCGAGACTATTTCTCCGTCTTATATTTCTATAGAGCGAGCTCGAGATGTAGATATTGAGAATGGTTATTCTGTAGCATTGGACTATGGTAGTTATGTTACTGTTTCTAATGTTACCGGATTTTTTAATTTTACAAACGCTCAACCCGTTGTACTTCAACGCGCTGCTGCTAATTTAGCCAACGCTACTACTTCAAGCTCCTACTATGCTAATGCAGTAGGAAACGCAAAAGTTAGATACCTTGAATACGATTACGACAATATTTACAAACTTTATTTGTTTGATATTTCGCTTAATGCAGGGAACACATTTAGTGAGGTAAATTCGTTTACAGTAGCTAATTTAACTTCTGCCACCGTAATAAGTAGTTGTAATGTATATGGTAATTCTGAAATTACTTATGGAACTGATGATACTTTCTTATTTAAAGTTCCACAAGAAAATATAAAAACATTCGCAAACGTAAATGGTGTTGGGTCCAGTGTGACCGACACAACATATCAAGCTGCAAGAAACTTTTCTAGTATTAATTTTGCACCAGGTACTGGTACATATACTGGTAACTCGGTAGCTACTATTTCTGTGACTGGAAATGATGCGTTACTTGGATCTGGTATTTTATCTAATGATGCAATAAGAGAAAGATTCTATGCAGTTGTAACTGCAGTGAGCGGTGGGGTGTTGTACCCAGTCGTAGGCCAAGTTCTTGACTTTACAGGAGCTAATGGAGAAGTTGAAATATCTGGTCAAAATGCCTTCTTAAGAATTCTATCCGGTAATACATTTAGTGCAAACGTAGTTGCCGTTGTTTCTTCCTCTCAAGCTACCTCTAAAGTAAAAACTCTAACAACTGCAAATGTAATCTGGCCTGCGGCTAATGGTAATGCATATATTAATTTATTTACATCGGATGTTTATGATGTACAAAGCATACAGGATGCTAGCGGCAATACGTTTTTATCTTCCTACACATTAGACAACGGTCAGCGTGATGATTTTTATGATCATGCTAATTTAATTTTAGCTGCTGGTGCTACAGGCCCAGCTTTAGATCCATCCACTAACCCTAACGTTGTTATACAATTCAGATATTTTGATCATTCTGGTACAGGATATTTTGATGTTGACTCCTATATTAAAGGTGGTTTAGACTGGGGGGATATACCCTCTTACCAACTTTCAAAAGAGGATCCGGTTAGACTATCAGATGTTATAGATTTTAGACCGGTAAGAGCTAATAACAGTAATGATTTCTTGGCAGGTCAGTCGCCTAGATCTGGCTCTGTGTTTACCGCTGACTTTGAATACTATTTACCAAGAAGAGATAAGTTAGTTATTACCAAGGAGCGTAAACTAACCGTTGTTAAGGGTGTACCTTCACAATCCCCGTCTCTTCCTTCTGATCTAGTTGATTCAATGACCCTGTATACGTTGGATGTTCCCCCGTATACAGGTAGACCAGAGGATGTTAAGCTTACCTATGTGGATAATAAACGTTATACCATGCGTGATATAGGCAAGATTGATAAGCGCGTTGGTCGTCTTGAATACTACACAGCTTTAAGTTTATTAGAAAAAGTTGCGGCAGATGAAAAGATTCCTTCAGCTATCCCTGGCATAGATAGATTTAAAAATGGTATCTTAGTTGATTCGTTTGCCGGTCACTCGGTTACTGATGTAAACAATGGAGATGTGAGGTGCTCGATTG